CCTCTCTTCTTAAAAGTCCACTTGTATAGAAATCCTGCTCAGATAAAGATTTAATATCATCCATAAACCTATCAAAGTTCAAGGCTTCTTCTATTTTATGAGCGTATTTACCAAGTTCTTTTAATAGGGCTTGACCTTCGGTGCTTTGTAAATCTCTTTCGTATTGTAATGCTAAATTCATTATAGTGAAAAACTGTTTATATTATATATACGAAAAACGGAGACAATTTGTCTCCGTTTCATATTACTGTTTTGTAGTTTTAAAATGGCAAATCATCTCCATCTCCGCTCATATCATGAGGAGTTTCATCCTCTAATAGTTCTATATGGAGAGCTTTTACATCATTGAAATATTGATCTTCTCCAGTTTGTGGATTATTCCACTTTCTACCGTCTAATTCATAAGATACTTCAATTGTATCTCCTTCACTAAACATATCAATTTTACTACAGTCGTCTTGAATCAATGAGAACTTAACGAACTTATCTCTATATCCTCCTTCTGAGTAAATTACAAATTCTCTTTTTCTAAATTTGTCGCTTAATTGCAGTGTTTCTCCTATTGCGTGTAATATTCCTTTTTCTTTATTTGCCATATTATAAATTATTTAATTGATCTAATAATAAACCATAATCCTGACTGTCTGATTCTGTTTTTCCAGGTGCGACATATGTAGAATTATTTAAAATCTTTTCAGCAGATTTTTGCATTTCTTCCTGAGCTGATTCATTTGTTATTTCTTCTTCGCTAAATAAGCTTAACTGATTATCACTGGATGCGCCTGATGCACCCTTTACCCCATTTTCATTTACTATATCTTCTAGATTTTTAATGATCTCTAGAGTCGTCACAGATGCATCAAAGTGACCTTTCCAATATTCAAATGCTATTTCTCGTGTTTCATCTCTTAGAACAGGATCAGATGATAATCTTTCCATAGCTGCAGCAACAATATTAAAATTAGAATGATCTAATCCAATAGTTCCTGTAACTCCAAATCCATCTTTAGAAACAGGATTTCCGGTTTTTCTATGAATGATATTATCAAGAAATGTTTATGGAAAATTGGAATGGTACCAGATGCTACACATTCAGCATGGCAATTCTCTATATTATTTCCATACATGTGAGATTGTAAGTGATATAAATCAGATCCATATGCACTTCTTGACATTCTCTCCATGCAATCTATGTTGGTGTACGGAGGGTATAGGTAAGCGCCTGCTCCAGAAACTTCCTTTCCATGTAAATCTTCAGTAAATTTAACTTCACCTAATTCTTTTCTAGGTCTAAAGTAATTCTCAATATCTCCATCTTGATAAAGAGGGGTTCCATTTTTAGGATCTCCTTTTTCATATAGGATACCTGCCCAACCTATAGATGCTTCTAATCCTTCTAAAATAGTTATGAAACCTTTAGATTTTAGTTGTTGAGCGTGGAAATCCATCATTAAGTTAGGACCTTTCCAACCTGATAGTCTACCAATCCATCTCACAGTTTTATGATCTTGTTCTTCGATAGGTTTCCAATACTTTGCTCTATGATCGTCATAGTTAAAGCCCAGTGCCATTTTTCTGAATGGAGTAGTTACGCCTTCTCGCTCTGCCCATCTAGTGAAATCCGAAGTAAGAGAGTGAGTCATTAAGACGTCTACATTTTTACAGATTTCATCAAATTTAGCATTTCTACTAAGAGATTGCATTTTATGATCAAGCTGAACTATTGCTTTTGGTAGAGTAATAGATTTAACTAAGGTAACAAAATTAGTTTGACAATCTTCAGGATGAGTCTTAGACGGTACTGAATAGATCAATGCCATATCAAAATTTTGATTGATTTCATTAATGACTCTATTTGTTTCTTCCATGTTTCCACAGACAAACTCATCTTTGTCAAAGCTCATTGAATCTCTACGAGCCCATTTTTTATCTACGGTTGCAAAGATCTTAGTGTTAGGAGTTGCAGTTTCAAATTCAACTGCGCAGCGAGTAACCCCACATCCCTCTACTCCCCTACCTAGAATAATAGCGATTTTCTTCATTTTCTTCATTTTATTGATTTTTTGTGTTTATGTAATTTTCCAATGCTTGGATATATGCGATTGCATCTAAGAGATTGTCTCTT